AGAACCTAGCGTCAAAGCGTAGGTAGCTGTAGCAGAAGCAGTAAGAGCATCTAGCTTATGAAAGCCACCGCCTACTGGTGATTTGCCTATGTATGGCATTATTCTGCCTCCGCTATTGTTAGTCCGCCAGCATCTACCTGACGCAAGATTTCTTCGTAGTGGCGGTTGGCTGTGTCTAGGGGAACTCGCATTGTTTCGCCATCAATTACAACGTCTACTGCAACATTATCACCAACACTTACATAAACATTCTCTTCATTTATGACTTGTGTTTCTTGGTCTTTTACATATTTAGCAGATGATATATTTAGATTATTTTGCATTTTTATAGCTCCGCATCAAAAGCATAAATATCTCTGCGACTTATTGTGCCAGATACAACGCTCATATTAACTCGATAAGCACACCCATCAACATTTAAAAAAACTGTGCTAGAACTATTGCAGTTACTTGCGTTTATATTTTGAACATGACTTGATGATGGCGTAGCTCTCATTGTTGTAGGAAAAGAAAAGTTTGACGAAAGAGAAATATTTGCACCATGCGTCATATATTCAGAACCTTTATTAAGGTAATATTTTCCATAATACCTCTGACACCTAGCCAACTCATCCGCATAAGACCGATGTTCAAATGGTGTGGCCTGTTCGCCTACTTCAAGCTGTACGCCTGTGATTTGCCACGTTGCACCGCTGGTTGTAACAATGTCTGTCTGCCCTACTGCTAGATTAGCCGCTGTATTTGCTTCCCACGATGTTGCAAGAGTGCCGCTTGTTCTGTCTGTGCCAGCCGCAAGATTCCACACAACAGCTAAACTATGTGCATTGTCACTGTCCAGTGCACCAGTTGTATCACCAGCAAAAGCAATGGTCTTGTATTCCCAAGTATTTGCTGAATTTATGGTATAGCTTTTAGCAATAGCCCTCGTATTGTCTTGGTCAAATATATTAACAGTGTAAGTTCCAGTAACAGAACCTTTAACCCAAAAAGATAAGGTTACTGCCTCTGCGTCTGACGTGCCTTTTTTTAAATGCTGTAGGTTTTGACCCTCTATACGTTGTTCAAGTCTAAGTAACTCATCAGCATTTAATGTTGTTTCTGGTGTGGAAACAGTTATTTTGTATGAGTTAGGAAACCCAGTTGGAGCGTCAGTAGATTGTTCATGCGTTAAAGCTAGTTCATCAAAAGCTGATGCGATTGTTGTGCGAAACCTATCAACGGCTATGTAACCTGGTACACCAGTAGCTGACGTACCCCTCTGTGCCACCTGCATCGCACCATTGATGATAAGATTTCTAGCCCCTGCAAATTGCTCTTGTGAGGCTGGTAGTATTTTAGATAATGCCATTACAGCCTCCCTATGCTTTCACGCAGTACATCATAGCGATGTTGCGTGGTCTTGTTTCAGTGCCGCCAGTTGGGTCTGTTTGATCCGCAAAGGTACTATATAAATAAGAACCTGACCCACCAACCCCGGGATAAGCGTATCCGCTTCCAGAGCCAAGACCTTGAAAAAACACATTGGTGTTATCTGTTGAATAATTGTTTGGTCTGTGGAAGTGGCTCTTCAGTTCGTCTGCTTGAGAAGAGCCAAATGTTCTGCCGCTATCTGTACCCTTGCCATTATCCCAACCACGAATAAACTCACCTCTTAGGTCAGGTACGTTAAATGTAGTTGAACCATTACCTGCGCCATGCGTTGTGCTTAAAGCGGCAAACAAAACTGCATAAGTTGTTCTTGATACAGCAGAGCCGTCACACTCTAGCCATCCTGTAGGGGCGGTACTCATAGCAAAAGGTGCAATCATTCCCGTAGGAAGAAGGCCAAATCCAGAAACAAGTTTAGCTTCTGTTACAGAACCATCAGGCGGCACTACAGTTTGCAATGCTTTGCCCTGATAGATAACGTAGAAGTCATCTGTGCTTGCCACGTTGCCTGTCATGCTTAACGCAGTACCAGCCACAGTGTATGCAACACCAGCTTCCTGACGCACATTGTTTACAAATACCTCAATCTCTTGTGCGTTAGCTACAGCGTGTGTCAGTGTATAGCTTGCACCACCGTTACCAGTGATGGTCTGCTTGTCCATTGAGGAGTAGCTGTTAGATGTTTGGTTGCCTACATAACCCATTGCTTACTCCTTATGTGCTAATTGCATCTACAGCAGATACCCAGCAGTCTAGTGAACTTGCTGTGTCTGACTGGACGTAAAGTCTATCCCCGGATTGGACTACTACCTTTGCACCACCGTCAAGTACCTGTAGCGCACCACCTGAAGCCACAGGTGCGCCTTTGATGAGGTAATAATTAGTCCCACCATTAGCGATGTAGCAGTCTACATTGATTGCATTAGTAGTAGTGTTGGTCATGTGAATACCCACGATGGTATCGTAGCTATCAAAATCTGCCCCATCAGGGATGTCTGTAGCGGCTGTGCCTACGCCCTGTACGGCATAACGTCTAAAATTCTGTGCCATGTTTTTTCCTTATTTTACAGTGCGATGGACATCGCTATTGAGAACCCGGCTGAAGCAAATGATGAGGTACTAACAGCTACATCTTCCCATGCTGTGCCGTTGTAGACACGCATATTTCCAGCGGTGCTTGAATAGTAAATGTCCCCAGCTTCTAGTGATGACCCATCAGGGTCTTGAGTTGGGTCTGATGATAACGCTCCGAAATACTTATTATCGAAGGTTGCTACACTTGCCTGTGCTTGTTCTGCCCAATACTTAGCAGAGTAGTTTGCACCATCAACAGTAGTGTTTGTTACATAAGAATTACCCCCACCGATAGCCCACTGCTTTGCAGAGCCAGAGGTGTTAGCGGCTTGTGAACCAATAGCGTACTCTTTGGCTGAGAACTCTGTTCCGTCACAGGTGTTGGTTGTATCTGTTGCCCACTCTTTAGCAGACCCAGAACCAGCCGTATCTGTTACACCTGTGCCACCTGTAGCCCACGCCTTAGACGAGTAGCCTTGGCCTGTCTCAGCTTCACCGTTGGTCTTTACAGCCCAATCCTGTGCAGTGTTCTCTGAAGTAGCCGCATTGGTTGCACTGGTAGCGGCGTTAGTCGATGATGTGCCAGCAGTAGTAGCTGATGTTGCGGCATTGGTTTCTGAGGTAGCCGCATTAGTAGCAGAAGTGGCGGCATTAGTTGCACTTGTGGATGCGCTTGTAGCTGACGAAGCGGCGTTGGTTGCCGATGTCGAAGCCGCAGATGCTGACGAGGAAGCCGCAGTTGCACTATTAGCGGCGGCTGTAGCTGAACTAGCGGCGTTGTTAGCCTGTGTAGTAGCTTGGGCTACCTGTGAGCTTGCGGCTGTATCTACATAATTTTTAGTTGCCGCATCCTGTGCGCCTGTGGGGTCAGAGACGTTGATAATACGTTTATTACCAGCGTCCCATAAGTTGTTTGCGTCTAGGGTGATAGAGTCGTTAGCGATGTCGATAGCTTCCTGTGACATATTAAATGCCTGAATACTATCTGTATCGAGGTCAGCTTCCTTAAACACTGAGCCAGCCTGATAGTCCACCAGCCGTGCTGTTTGGCTGGTAGACCTCTGGAATAGAATTGCATCACCGTTAGCTGGCGGTGTGTTGAACTGAATCTGAGTGCCCCCGGTTGGGAACGTGTAGTCTGTGGTTACTGACTTAGTTGTGCCAGCAACTTTTACGATTATATCCCCTGTATCACGGTAAGCAAAACCAATGGTAAATGTATTGGTATTACCGTCACCAGTATATCTAGTTAGTGCATATGCCATTTAGTTTGTTCCTATATCAAATGGGATGTTAGGGGATGATAAGCGTCCTGTTTGTGCCTCTATCAGTCGTATCTTTGCATCAATACTTTCAGCAGGGATGCCCTTTTCTTCTGACATCATTTTAATAAATGCTAGTTCCCTAAACTTGCTTATGGTTTTTCTAGCTTCCTGTTCAGCCATGCCCGGTGTTGAGGCTGTACCCATAGGCAAAGTTCTTAGCCCATGTAGCACATCAATAACGCCAGACTCGTGATAATACTTCATCCACCTATCGTATAGGCTTTCAGTACCATCAGATGTAAGGCGTGTTCTCAAGTCCAGATTAGGTAACAGCTTGAACGAGTAAGGTGCGGTGAAGTGTGCATCACCAACTTGTGCCAGCCTGTAGAGGAATTGCTCTACCTCTAGCTCTTTCTTTGGTACACCTCGTTTGCGTTCCTCATTAGTCACCCGGTCAAAGTACAGTAGGTTAGCCATTGGGTTACTAATTGTTCTTTGTCTGCCCAACGCTGTGTACTGTTTAGGTACTAGAGGGTCATCAGGGTTTACACGTTGCCTAATAAACTGTTCCATTGTAGCCGGGTCACCCAGTACAGGGTTATCCAACATCTGTAGTTTGTAGTATGTGTTAGGCAAGAATGTCTGAACCTTCTGACCAGCAAACTTGATAAGCTGTTCTGAACCTTCAGGGTCTTGGATGTCTTCGGCTAACTGGAAGATAGCATCGACACCAGAGGCTAGGTTAGCGTCTCTGATAGACTGAGCTATTGAGCCTGTAGCCACAGCAATCATTCCCAGAGCTTTGGTCATATCAGATTCGTTGATACGCTCACCTTGCTCTGCCCGGTAAGCCAGTGTCTCAGCCCGTTCAAGAGCGTTAACAATAATCTTTACAGGGGTAGAGAAGGGGTCAAAGTTACGGAAGTTGAATGTACTCCCATCGCTGAACCTCATAGTGTAAGGCTCTAGTTGCCCGGTGTTCTCTGCCTGTCGGCGTTGCTTATAGTCGCTACCAAGTGAGCCTGTGACGTTGCCTGTTGAATACAGGGCAAACACAGAGCCAGCTATGGAGTAAGCTAAGAGTGCCTCACCCTGTGCCCGTACCTGTCTCATCTCGCCATTGTTACCAGCCAAGTCAGCCATGAACTTAGGTGAGATAAGGTTAAGACCGGGAGTAAGTCTGATGCCTTCTTCAAAGACACGCACAGGTGTACGGAAGAACAACTGACCAGCCATACGCATGATTGGGTTTCTGTTTACAAACCCTTCATAACCTCTCGCTAGTTGTGATGCTGTGCCTTCACCAGAGAAGTCACGCTTGAACAAAACATCCTGTACATAGTTACGGCCTTCTTTATTTGTAGCCGACTTAAATATGTCAGAGTTTTTATCTAGCTGTTCATTGACATAGTTCTCTAGTTTCTTTCCTGTTAGCCCACGAGAGATGCCATCATCCATTAATACATCAATAGCATTAGGTGTTGGCTCGTAAGCGTCATCTAATGATTTCTGCACGGCTTTGGCTACAAAGTCATCAAGCTCTTTTCCTTTCAGACCTTTTTCTACACCTTCTTCCATTGCTGTAGATGTCGCAGTTCCTACGGTGTAACCACGGTAATGAATGTTCTCAAACAATGCGTCAGTGGATAGTAGTAGGCGTGGAAAGAAGCGAACAACCCCACCACCAAACTTCTTGGGGATAGTGTTGTAGTCTTCTAAGAAACGTGCAGAGTCACCTGTAAGAACTGAACGCTCATAACGCCAAGCGGCTCTAGCGGCCTTCAATGCTGTCCCAGAGAACGAAGCCATAGCAGTATATTCTGCCATCATTGTCTTCATTGACTGCCGGGTTAGGCCATCCTTCATAAGATTGTTAAGGAATGGCTTGTAGACCATCTTAGCTAGAGAAGGGACAGTGTTAATGATTACTGTAGCTGGTGAGAATACAAAACCAATCATCACCTCGTTGGCTACTTTGATTGGCTTGTTGATAGTTGCATAGGCTTGCCTAATAATGCCACCTTCTTCTTTTGCTACCTGTCTCTCAAACTCCGCTTCAAGTGTCTTTAGTTTATGCTTATCTTTGATAAACCCAACAACATCACCACGCTGTCTTGCGGCTTCAATTTTTACATTTAGGTCTTTAA